ATGTTGAATGATCAAAAATATTTGGATAATCCCAAAATGTGTTATGAACATTTAAATCCAGTTGATGTGATTTTTGGAAAAGATGCTTTGTTTGCTAAATGTTTTAACAGAACTCCCGCTGTTATTATAAAGCGAGTATTTGATAATGTTGATACACACTTAAGTGTTCGCATGGGTAATAAATTTTGGTCATGGGATCCAAGTTAACCGCTAATGCGAGTGGTTGAGGTTAAACCAAGAGGTGATCTTATGGATTTGACCAAAAAATATCATCCAGTAAAATATGCAGAATACAAGCGCTGTCTTGAAGTATCTAGATCATTAAAGTGGGCTTCTTCCAAAAAGGGCTCATCCATGTTTCGCCTTTTGTCACACTAAATTAATTATATGGTGGGCAAATATGACAGGAATCATGACGTCCTATCTGTAAGTTCTGTAATTGGTTTTGACAAGATTCCGGAAAAGTATGCGTTTGCCATTAAAATGTTCAATCAGTGCCAAAAAACGGGCCACTTCAAAAACAAAATGTTGGAGACCTTGAATGAAATTCATTCAAAATTGCGTTGGGATTTCTATCGACGTTGGTCTCAAAGTTACTTTGCATGAATATTTGAGTTCGAGATACATTCTAATTTAACCACTAACTAAAATTGTCAGTGTTCACTAACAATTTTAATTATGCTATGACATGACCATGATTTTTGAGATAAGTTACAATAGGTTCGATATTTTCACCATAAATAAAAGGAGAACAGCTAAGATAAACTTCATTTTCCCATAAACTATTTGGTTCCGTTTGGGAACAAATTATCTTGGAATTCATCATGTCAAATATGACTATTTGACACTCATTTATATAAACAATAAAACGACCGCACGGTGATAAACACACACCATTAATGCTGATATTATCAGCGCTAATTGGCAAACTGACTTGATAAGAAATTTCTAAATCAGTTCCGTTATTTTTAAAGAGATAAAATTCCATGTTCGTAGTCAGTGCCAACAATAGTTTACCGTTGCTAGAATATTTCATTCCTATTAATTTGGGATAATAATTCTCCCAAATTGTTTCTCTTGTGTTCAAATTATGAATAATGATTTGTGAGCATTCTGAATTTGAACCCATAATCACGATGTTATCTTGTTTAACTGGAGGCTTTATGACCGTTAGTGCGGATGTTGTGACTTTAAATGAACCAGTGAGTTTTAATTCAGACCACCCCATCAAGGAATGATATATTAAAATATTATCAACACAGTTATAAATAATATTATAATCGTTGACGAAAAACATGTCTTTCAAGTTTTCATGCTTGAAATTTGGATCCATAACAAAATAAAAAGCATGATTTGTTTCCAAATCATATAAAGTTCCAGTGTCAACGATCATAAATTTGTTATCGAATGTGAAGGCAATATTTGGACAATTTATGTTGGATGCATCTCCTGATATTTGTTTTAGCAAAAATTTTTTTGAGGCATATATCCGGGACTTGGTATAGTTCATTTTACATATTTCAACATGGTACCTAACGAAATTAGTTGTGTCAGTGGTATATACAATACCCATAAGACTGTTATCTGGAGAATAAGTGACATGAATACTTGTCCAATAGGATTCGCCAATAATTTGTTCTGTTTTTGACACCGCTTTTGATTTTATTTCAAAGGCAGATGCTGCATGTGTCACGCTTAGTTGAAAATCTAAATAATAATATAAGGTAGTTATGTATTTTTTTTTCTGGATCATGTTCTAAAATTTTTAGCATAATTTCCTCAGATAATTTGGACAAATCAAAATCTTTGGGGAAATTTTTGGCAAGTAATTTATAAAAATTTTTGTCGGAGCCAAATATTGGAACCATTTCAATTAGCTCGTCGAAATATGACGGTGGGATGATAAGTCTTTTAATAGAGTCGCGATTATAATCTATGTCAAAATAATCGTTGAATTTAAAATTTTCCAATAAATAACGCCATACCGGAACAGAATCGTTGAATTTAACATTTTCCGACAAATAACGCCATACTGGAACAGAATCATAATATTTTTCATAAATAATATCAATCATTATCTTGGACCATATCATTGCATTTGGTACTTTAACGGTAATTGTATTAGATCTTGATTCAGAAAATTCACTTAGTAACATGGATCTAAAATAATTACATAAATTAACGAGATGTTTCTTATCAACATAAATGGGAATTGCTGTTGTCTCATCATCAAAAATAATAGTTAGAAATTCCATTTTTTGAATATTGATATTAATATTCAAAAATTTGAACCAATTTATTTACCTATCATAATAAATTTCAATTTTTATTGCTTTCATGAAAATTTTCTTAAAGTTTGCCACTAGTTGTTGATAAACATGGAAATGGTCCAAGAATAATCGAGCAAACTTTTTAGTTAATTTAAATGTGGGTAAACATTTATACCCATGACAAAACACATTTTTTTGCACATTGAGCAAAAATTCAAAATGTTGTGGTATTTTGAGATGATTTCAAGCAATCTTGAGTTTGTCGCCTGAAATATGGTACATTATCATGCAATATCTTGGCCAACGTCAACAATACTTGGCGGGTCGAAGTTTTGTATATTTCTTAAATATTTACCAACGTTATTTTAGGACCGAATGGGGACACAAATGGTTGGATTCCAATGTGGTAAATCTCGTTTATTACACAAGAGCTGGAAATTTATGTAAGATCCAAGAAATGACCAAATCAGATTATAAATTATTGGATCACGAAGTTATTTTCCAACCTATTAATCAAATTGCAGCATCGCGCCATTATGGGAGATTGAATTCATTAGATACAATGGATATGTTAGAGGAAATTTTGGGGTTTCGAGATTATTATATGATGTATTCCACCATCTTTGGTTTGGCAGCGCATTATGGACACACCAATATTGTTGAATGGGGATTGAACCAGAGTCTTAAAAGTTCCCGCACTATCCGTGACATAGGTCAATGGGTCTACAAACGTGGTCACCAAAAAATACTAGTATTGATCAGGAAAACAGCTCGCGTTTATTTTCTGCAATATTATTTCGAATAGATCACCTATAAGGCATATTGGAATATATTAGAATATATACCAATATGTTCTAACTAACCACGAATTACTTCAATAATTCAAATTGCTTTGACGAATCATGCAGGGTCGATCATTCGTTTATCATGCATATTCTGCGCAATTTTTTCCAATATGTCAACATTTTTGCATAGAATTTCTAAATTTATTGAGAGGATTTCTTTGCGCTTGTCCAGAGCCAAGATCTCGTTTTCTAATTTGGCAATGGTTCGCATTGTATTCTCACGCACTATTTCTAATAAATTCATATTCAAACTAATTTTTTTATGATGTCGTATTGCATGTTCGAAAATGAAATAAATGATGTCCTGATTTTCTCTTAGTTCTGTCATTGTCATCCCTATATATATCAATAATAAGGGAGTAACGTCACTCATTTTTGACAATATTATTTCAATAATATTTGTTCTTATTGATTTTATTTTGAATGTTTTGAGTGTATCCAATACATAATCTGTCTTCAGGTTTTGACACAAAAAACCAAGTAAATCAATCCAGGGATATGTTTTATTGTTGGATAATTTTCGACAAACAGTCAACATTAATGATTTCATTTGCTCGTAAATTTTTATTTTCAGTTGGTTTGAATCCAAAATTTGATGATTTGTTACCAAGAACTTGCATAATAATTTCAACATTTCTGGGCTCCGGGCCCGTCCCAATATCAGAAAAATATTTCCGTGATAATATCTGTGACAAACATATTTTTGTGTGACATAATCCACCAAATCTAGACAATTAGTTCGAATCATTTGTCATAAACGCACTCATTATTTTTGTCTATTAGCCACAAATAAATGCTTTCGATGAAATCCTCTACCAGTTTAAATATTTCCAAAGATCTAATAAAATGCAACAAATGTCCCCGATAATAATCTTTTTTACAAGAATTATCCAATTCGTTAACCATATCAGGTTCTGTTATTGTCACATATATATCACCAATCCTAGTACCAAATTTGGTACCAACAAAAAAAATTTCTAACAATGTTTTGACAGCAACAAAATTATTTTTCCAACAATAAATAGCAAACTTTTTGGTTAAATCAGACCTAGAATAATTTTTATACGTATGATAAAAACATTTTTTTTGGAAAAAACTTATCACTTAGTAACACGTTCATATTTTTGCATGACAAACAAAAATTTAATATGTTGCCGCATCTCGGAATGATCTCAAATAAAATTTCTCTGGGAAATTTTGTAATTTCCATTATGGAGTTTTACTGGATGATTTTGGGATGTTTAACATATTTATGATTATGAATTTCAATTTTTTGGTATTAGTTAATGTCAAAAAACTTTAATTTGAATCACTGTCCGAATCATGACTTGAATTGGTATCCATGATGTACTTCTGAAAATCATAAGCTTTATTTTTCAAAATTACAGACATAATTTTGCGACTGAAAGTACTATAATCCTGAAACATATTATAACGTTGCTCACAAAATCTAATCACAATGTTAAGATCGGCAATTCTTCTGAAAGGTTTTTCATGAAGATCAGATCTCTCTGATAACATTCGATGCAAAGTTTTGGGACAACTTATTTGTTTTCCATGATATGTCCAACGACCAAATATGAGCATATCATCCTGATTTTGTGTGATAAACTTAAATTTTAAGACACCGTATTTCCTAAACGATTTTTCCTGTGCCTGAATTTGCTCCAAGATGTGATTGGACATTTCTTTCATATTTTTGTCACGCTCTCCTAATTTTTGGAAATGTTGATAATATATTTGATAAGCATTTTTGATCAACCGAAACTGTTCCGCATTAATGACACCAAGTAAATAACCACATTCACTGATTGAATCGTACATGGTCAAATCTTTGGATATGAAGTAACGCAAAATAAGAACATTTTGCAATGTCAAAATTTTTTCAACGCCGTTGCATGATAATTGGTGAAGATAAATTTCTTTGATATAAATTGCTTTTGAATTTTTTGTTACCTGCACATTATCCAAATGATTATCTGACAGACAATAAGATGTTGTCCAGTTTTTGACGCCACTACTAGGTCGTAATTTATCAATAAATTGATATCCATATCCATAAATTTTTTTAAATAAATAAATAACACGTTCTGTTATATCATTGTCATTCACGTGTAAATATTTGTTGGTCGTTTCTGACAATTCTTCATCAAAATTTTCCAATTCTAAAAATTCATTCACACTGTAACTCGCCAATGATCCAGTGATTTGCTTGACATTGGTCAAATCAATTTGATATCCACGTAACAAATATTTTAAAATTCTGGACATTTTAATGGTTGGATTAATGACAATTGATTCTTGGTGTATCAATGCTAGGACAAAATCGTTGGTGCCCATCAAAGTAGACCCCGTGTAAGTCACTTGGGAAATGGCCATATCAAAATCCCATAAAATTTCCTGAAGCGTTTCTTGTCCACTATTAATAATTTGAATAGCTCGTTTTTTGTCCCGAATTAAAATGACAACCACATCATTATTTTGGAATATAAAAACATTATTTTTATCAAGAGATTTTGTAATAGAGGCCAATACACGTTTCATGGTTTTTTGTCTGGCATCATTATCTGATCCCCAAACAAACAAATCAACGTCGGAATACGGATAATATGACAAAGACAATTGTCCATTAATCAAAAGACTGAGACTGCCCCCGCACATGGCCACGTTTTCCCATTCCATATTGACCAATAATCCCTCTGTGAAAACTTCGAAACGCTCGCCAAATGTTTCTATCGCGGGCAATATCAAATCATTTGGCCGGTAACAATGATCGACCAACGCCTCCTTTATTTTGGAACTGGATCGAATCCTTGGTTGGAACGTGATAAAATCACGAATTTGATAAACATCTATCAAATCATCATTAACTGAACTGATGGCTTGTTGGATTTTTTGGTGGTCTGACAAATTAGTATATGCCAAGACATCTAACAACTCACTGTACGATAGCGAATCAATTGAATTTGAATCACATAAAAATAAGTGGGCATGATTTATCAAATTTTTCTTGCGACGTTCCACTAAAATTCCTTGAAATTTTGATAATACATCAGGATCCGCCTGAAAATAATCCAACATACACCAATATAAATAATAATCTCTCGTAAATTCGACATTGTGTCCTTGTAAAAAATTCAAAATTGACTCGACATGTTTTTGTTTGATGTCAAACTGGGGAAAATCGATGATTAAATTTTTATTTTGCCAACGACCCGAGAAAAACGATTCAAAAAACTTGGATGATTGTTGTAATTTTTTAATATTGTGAATGACCACAATAAAAGCTCCATGATTAATTCGTAATTTATGGGACATAATTTATGAATTAACAAAGATTATCATTTATCATGTATGAACTTTTTGGTTCAATTTTTATCAGTCAATGTCCCAATTATTATCCATGTTAACCAAAAAGTTCATCCCATATAAACCGAACCATCATTCTCCTGGCAATGTAAGATGGATGTAATATGGAATCCGTATTGTTATCAATGTCATCAATTGGATCGGAACACATTTCGTACCCGCAAATTATACCCTTGCGACTTGTGAAACATTCGGGCTCGCTTTTGTTAGGATTGTTGTTCCTGACTCTAAAAATTGTACGTCTCTGGCTACTTGGTTTTACCATGATTAAGATGAGTTTTAATTGTTAGATCTAATAATCCAACAATTAAAAAAATCCAATGAAAAATCAATTTTTTTATCACAGGAAAAATTGATTAACCAAACTAATATAAATATAACTCAAATTTTGATACATTATCAATCAATGCCAAACTCCACCATTACTCTGACATTGGGCGATTGTGCCGAAAATCATGTTCGAATGCAAACTTTGGGTGAAATTTCTGATAGTGGCTTTACATTGATTCACCTGAGATCGGCCAAAAAATGGTTTGATAAACTGGGAGCCAAATCTGTGATTTATGATTTAAACTGGCCACTAGAACACATGTCAGTTACTCCCGATTCTAAAGCTTATGTTTTGGTTGTGCGCCAGGGCGTTAATTATTTATTGCAACCGAAAACAGCAGACGACTTAATGGCAGAACAAATCAATTTACCTTGGGATACCAAAGCATTTATGTATGGGAAAGTAGTTAACAAACATGCACGACATAACTTATGTTATACCGAAACGAGTCAAGAACCAGATTATGCCAATGGTAAGGGCCGCGTGATTGCCCTGAACCAAGTGCCACTTCTCAAGAAATTAATAGAAAGAATTCCCAAGATCGTAGGCCCAATTGGACAAAACTTAGTGGCCGAGGGAAATTATTATTATGATATAACCAAATGTGGAATTGGCTTTCATGGGGACACCGAGCGAAAAAAAGTGATTGGAATTAGATTGGGTGAATCTATTCCCTTGGAATATCAATGGTTCCACAACCTGAAACCAGTTGGAGATCGCATGCGTATTATGTTGTGTCATGGTGATATTTATTTTATGTCAGAAAAAGCTACCGGCAATGATTGGAAGAAACGGATCACATATACTTTGCGTCATGCAGCTGGGGCAGAAAAATTTTTGGCAATTTGAGACAAAATATTTTTATCTCCGCAGATGGCCCAATAATTGATAATTACATGTTAATATAACATATAATTATTAATTATTAGTTATTTTGGCGATGTTTCAGTTTCATTTTCATTGTTCAAATAAGTTACCAAGTCAGGATTGGCGGTCAATACATTATTTAACTTGTCCTTGAACTTGTCCTGACACATTATTTGTTCCCAAATGACCTTTGGCACGTGTTGTATTAACAATTGTAGTCCTTCTTTGGTTGTTTTTATGGTTGTTGAATGATCTATCCTGGCATTGGGTTTGTTCATCCACTGTTCAACAGCCTCGGTACATAATTCTACAGTCAATTTTTCTTTGGGAATGTATGAGATTAATGCATAAGATTGTTTGATAGCTTCTGTACACATTATTTCCGTTAATTTTTTAGGGTCAATATGTTTAATGACGTTAGCATCAATTCGGATAATTTCATGACTTAACTTATCAGTTATTTTTTCTGAGGGTAAATAATTTATCAAACGTGCGATGGCAACCGTGGGAACATACCCCTGATCATATTTTGGAATAACTATGGTATATCGACCTTCATAGAAACTTTTGACCGTTTCCAGACACATATCCTCTGTGATTCTGTTAATGGGTATCATAGAAATTGAGGCAGCATCTTGTTTGATGGCTTCCAAACACATTTCATCACTTAATTTATCCAACGGTATGAAATTGATATTGAATGGGAAATTTCTGATAAATTCTATACATATATGATCAGGAAAATACTTCAATGCTTCAGAATTTTGTTTATTAGCTTCCAAACAAATATCTGGTGTTAACTTGTCAGGCGGGATGTATTGGATCGATAACCCATCTCGTTTAACAGCTTCCATGCACATTTCTGTGGTCAACTCTTCTGGTGGAACATCACCAATAGTATTGGGATCTTGCTTAATTCTTTCCAAGTACAGTTCTGAGTTATTTGACTTATTCGAGAATTTATTCCAAAAATAATTACATATGATCATTGGAGTGATAGGCGAAGCTAGTATGATAGCTTTGGGTGGCACTCCATGATTAAAACACCGTGATTGATGCGTATTGAATCGAAAAAATTTATGGGACAAAAATTTATGCTTGCTAATAATAATATTTTTTTGAAAATGTTGTCCAAAATTTTTGAGCCAAGTTCGGGCAATTCCCGGAAAATAACGTCGTAAATGTAACATTCTTATGAATTATTTAGTAAATAATTCATAAAAATTTAAGAGAGAAGATTTTTTTCAATTTTTTGAATTGGCTCATTATGTTATTTCGATTTTTTTTGTTTATTTTGTGATTGTGCTTGGAGCCTCAGTAATTCACATTCTTTTTTGAGGAGTTCGTTTTCTTTGGCGTAAAAATCCTTTTCTTTAGTGAGCAATGCTTTTTCCATCATAAGCAATTCATTTTTGTGGCGTTCTTTCAACAAATCAATTTCGGCGTTTTTATCCTTGAGTTTTGACATCAATGTACTAATATGACCCATATAAGCTTGGGATATCAAATCATATTGCTCCTTGATCATATCCATTTTTTTAGCGGGAATAATGGCCAGTTCCTTGTGTTTGGCATGATCATAAGATAAATTCATTTCCCAAAAGATATGTTTCAATTTTGTTTCTGCCTCAGCCACGTACTGTGGATCAATGAAACCATTTATGATGAGTTCTAGTTGTGAACCCTGAAGCTTCCCGTACGTGCGTTCGTGTTCTTTGATTCTTCTTTCTAAATCTTCTGTGCGACCGTATTTATAGACATAATCTTTGTCGTTGTATTTATCACCGATATTCAATGTTTTGCGTAAATCCTTGACGCAGCCAATCGATAACAAATAGATACAGGGTAATTTGTTCACCGTTTTGTTAAAAACTTGTTTAACAGCCTCAATTGAAACACCTAACAAGTTGCTAGCTAATTTCTTTTTTTGGTCCGAAGATCCCATTCGGGATGTAAAAAGGGTTTTACTAGCCCAATCTACGAATTTATCAACAGCCGCTCCACGGGAAGCGAAAAGCACACGTAATAAACCAATGTAGGTCAAATATAATTTTTTTATTTTACCATTTCCATCATTGTTGGTTTTGGCAGTATAAAAATACTTATAGTGCCTATTTTTGATATATCCATTTCTTTTTTTGTCAGTGACGACGGAATGTAACTTATCAAGCCCAAATCCGGCTGCGACATCCCTCAGTCTAAAATAACATTTGTTATATCTTCGTTCTCCCCTGACCTCAATCTCAATAATGTTGCCATCAGTATCTTGGAACTTTTCGTGGTCCTCTAATTCAATGATGTCAGGAGCCATTTCTATGGTATCACTTTGATTGTCCAAATTAGAATCTGGAAATTTTTCATGAAACCATTTTTTTGACACAAATAATTTGTCAAATTTCCTACTATTTCCATCAGATATGACCCACTTATTATCTTTTTTTCTGGCATAAATATATTTATTTTCTGGAATTGTGTGTTTATCAATGAAAATTTTCGTGGTTTTGCATCCTTTAAAGAGCTTGGGATAAGATTTTTGTATGATATCAATTCTGTAGTAAGTAATATTATTTATTTTGATGCTGTTCATTT